TGATTCCATTGGTCACAATGTTTTGGCTGAACGAATTGGTAAGAGAGATCCTGGTAATAAGCCCAAATCAGGTGACCGTATCAAATTCGTATTTATTGTGAACGATGATAAGAAGGCACTACAAGGTGAGAAGATGGAGACACCTGAGTTTATTATAGAAAACAAGTTGCCAATTGATTATAATCATTATATTACGAATCAGATTATGAAGCCGCTATTACAATTGTTTGGTCTAGACGTAGAGAAGATTTGGAAGGTATTGGGAAAGCATTCCGCTATCAAAGAATATAAAAAACAGATAGAAAAACTAGAAGAAGACTTTCCAGATTTAGAGATATTTATGAAGAAGAAGGAGAAGTTCTGTGCTGCAAAAGTAAAGGCGCTACTATTTGATAAGGTATTGGAGAAGATTTATAATGAGAAAAATAATATTCAACAGATTACCTCATTCTTTAGCAAGAAATAATATCTAGGGTTCTAATATATACGTTTTTTTATAATGTCAATGTCTATGCATGCACTTGTTAACCGTAGGGTAACTAACCGAATTACCCAAATGAATAATCGTTTAGCTGAATTTGCTGTACCAGTTATGCGTAATAATGATTTATATGTTTACAGAAACCTAGTTGTTTCTGGTAATGGTGGAATTAAAGGAGATTTTACAGTAGATGGTGATGAAAGAGTTGATGGAGATGTGAAAGTAGGTGGTAATGTTAACGTGGACGGATATGTTCTTGCCAAAACTTTCTTAACTGGACAAGTAATCAATGTCTCTATGTTTAGTAATACAGATTTAGGCCAAACTGTTAATAAAACAGTTAATGCTACAGCCACTACTAATATTTTTACACTTTCATTCACACCTAAGTATTCAAATTCTTATTTAATTATTGAATACCAAACTAGTTATTCTTTAGCTGGAAATGGTGATGACTCTGCTTTTGCCTATTTAAATGTAGATGACGGTACATACCAAAGAATTAGTCAAACTTACCAAAAGTGGGTAAATGCGTTGGGTGGTGGAAGTAGAAGTGGTGTATTGTTTCCATTGATTGGAAGATTCACTAACACGAATACTTCGGCGAAATCCATTACCGTTGATTTATATAATGCTACAGTTGGTGACCCTATTACTGTATCTTCTGATATTTCCACATGGTTGAAGATTACTGAAATCGGACGTTAAAATAATAATTTTATTTAAACTAATAATAAAATTATTTACGATATTTCCTGGTTTTCTTATTGTTTCTCTTTTTGCGATGTGTGTTTTTATTTTTACCACCTCTTTTGCGCTGCGTCAAATCAGTAAAATTTAGACTTGAAAGATTCTGGGTTGACCTAGTTGGTCTCCGTAAAGCCAATGAAATTATTACTTTATTTTTTACCTTTTCTTTTTCTTCTGCTATAACTTCTGCTTGTTTTTCTGATTCTGCAGTGGGAGTAAGCTGTAATTCAGCACCTCTTTTTTTACTCTGGGGTGCTCCTTGTTCTAATATTTTTCTTTGAATTTCTTCAATACCTTGAATTATAGGACCGTTTATTGCGTGTTTGAAATTATCGTTTATAAAAAAATCTCTAAATCCAGGAATAGTGTTTAGGTCAAGAGTATTAATGTCAACACCAGAACCCTGAGTAAAATATGCTTCTAGAGGAGTAACTATTCCTTGTTGTATTCGTTCGTGTTCAGTAGATAATGCAGGGTTTGCTACATATGGCAGAATAAATGTTTTGAACCATGGCAAATTTATTTTACTAGAATCCGCTAATTCTTGTTCTTCTACACGTTTGTTGTACTTAAATAAAAGTATTAAATTCTTACATAAACCTAAAAATAACTGTAAAACTCCTTTAAACAATTGGTCATCTAATATTATTCTATCACCAATTATATTACATATAGGTGGTTTCGTAAAACCACGGTCACGGTTGTTTAATATTTCAATTATTCTCTGTATGTGGACGTCAGTAAGTATTTCTGTTCGCATAGGCAAATTACTTCTATCTCCAAAACAACTATCAATAACAGTCTTTCCTCTAACTTTTTTTGATGTGCTATATAACATTTCATCTATGGTGTATCCTAATTTTGAATAGCTGGCTAATCCACCTACATTTAAATAAGCATTTGCTAATTCTAATAAACCAAATTTGTTATCTCCGTGTATTGAAGTATTGTGAAATATAGTAAATAAATATAGTCCCATCATTATTCCTCCTACACCAGGAACGTCTTTTGTACCACAAATCAAATTCACTGTCCATACTTCAGGATATCTACGACATTCACCCAATTCTACTACAATAAATGCTAGAGGACGAGCATATGCATGGTCAGCACGATTAAACAGTATAGCAATATCAAATTTATTACTGGTCCCAAGACCATTCCATGTTGTTTTTTCCAAATAATATTCACCAATACCTTTTCTACATATCTCTGCTGCATTTTCTAGTAAAGACGCAGAAGCATTTGAGAAAGCAATGTGCTGTTGATTTGATAAATCATTTTGTGACCTTATAACATAATTAGCACCAACTGTTAAACTTAAAAAACTATCATTAATGCCTGTATCAAAAAATGTTGCCATAATTATTTTTATTTCCTTCTATATTATCCATAGATTTTATGGTATCAATAAACAGTCAATTCCATCATTAAACCTATCAATGCACTTTGAATATCCTAAATTTTCAATACAGTACTTTTTAATATCAAACTCGCTTTCTCCTTTATATTGTGGATATTGTTCGCAAATATTATGAAACATTACTTTGGCAGCTATTCCTATTTCTTGACTCATGTCCTCAAAATAAATAATAGGTCTATGTGTTTTTATGGTTTCTAATCCTTTTGCAAATATAAAAGATTCCGCGCCCTGAGCATCACAGTGTATAAAACCAATATTTTCTAATTCCATATCATCTATTGTAGTTAATTCTATTTCTTCACCATCTTTACCTAACCCTATTCCACCAAAATTGCATCCCTCTTCAATCTCTTCTTCATAACGTTTTTTGACATTACCAAGCCAACCATCCTCATCTCTGTCGTGCATATTTCCTTTCCCATTATAACAAAAAACTCCTTTATTATAGGGAAGAATCCTATCTTGTAAATCATTCTGATTAATATTTTGGACTAATAGTTTATATAAATTCTTCTGTGGTTCGTAGACGTAAATTTTATTATCAGGATTGAGAAAGGATGCATAAACAATTGTACTTGTGCCACAATGTCCGCCTATTTCTAATATGTTGCGATTAGGGTCAATAAATTCTTTTAACTTCCATAATGTATCTTCGTCCCAATATTTGTTTTCACGAAAAGATGTTCCTATGAAAAGCTCATTCTGATAAAGTGTTATTTTACCAAAATGTGTGTTATACGTATATGTATTATCGCTCATAATAATAGATATATTCGTTATTTGTTTATTATGGTTCTGTATAAATACAATAATGTACTATTAAATAAAAAATCATAACTCCATTGGTCTATATCATAGCTATATGGATTTTCCCGAATCCAAATATTACATATGTATTTTATTCCTGATTTTACTGGATTTCCGCCATGTAACGCTTTCGGGTGGCAACAAGTATTTGATTTATCCAAAGGATGAAAAACTACGGCACTATTACGCTTTGGTTTTACACTTAAATTTAAATGTGGAAACCATGTTTCCCCTCCTTCAAAATCTTCATTTAAATAAATAAGAGTAGTTAAAACACGATGGCCTCCTTGAGAAAGAAAATCGGGTTCATAAAAGGGGAAACTATCATGATGTTCTTTATAATAATTATCTTTCTCATATTTCACAATTTGCATATCTTCACAGTTCTCAAATTTAAGACCATGTTTTTTGCAAATACCTTGTATTAGGTCCTTTATAATAGGGTTTTCTTTGGGCATCCATGCAGTTTGACTTTTGCGGACTAGCCCATCCACAACATTTTTTAATCCACCACCGACTACGCTTGGTGAGAATCTAGTACTAGCAAATTCTAAAATATCCCTATTTTGTTTCTCAGTTAATATATTGGAAATTATTTCTGGCGGTATATATTCTGAATTAATATCCGCTAAACCCTGTTTCTCAATTACAGTTTTTATTCTTCCATAGTTTACTAGTAAAAATAAAATAAACAAAAATACAATAAATAAAAATATATACTTTAACATCGTTATATATTTTTAATAAATAAATTTTTCAACAGTGTTTATCTAAATATTGAAGAAATACACAATGTTCTATAAACTTAACAAATCATTACATAAATTTGTGCAGTTAGGTGAGCCTAGTCCAGTTGTTAAATCATATTTTGCACCAGCAACATAAGTTGTTAAAACTGCTGAGTTACCAGCGATAGAACCCTGACCAGACCCAATAGAAACATCATAGAAATCATTGGCATATTTACTTGACGTGTATATCGTCTTATATAAATATTGTTGAACATTATTTGATGGAGGCACGTAAGAAGATGGAACTGAAACATTAGGGTTCGTTGAATAAACAGTAGTTAATGCGCCCTTTCCTGCATTAAATCGTTGTTGATTAGCTAAAGATAAAATACCGGCAAATAATGGTGCTGCAACCGATGTTCCGCCAAATGAATACCATGACCCTTTGTATACAATATATACTCCCGTGTTTTGGTTTGCTACCATACTAACATCAGGAATAGCACGCATTGCTTTCGCAATTCCACTAATATTTTGCTGATATGTGGGTTGGGCAACACTTGTTGCGTAACCGCACCCAGCACTATTCCATGTATACTCTGTTCTAGGTGTTGATGTATTAGGTGTCCAAAGTAAAGTCGTTCCGCCAACAGATATGCAGTTAGACATAACAGAAGGCCAAGATGCGTTGTTGGAATCTCCTGAAGCCGCGCAATAACAAACATTTTTGTTTGTAAAACGATTATTATATGATAAAAAACCAGTTGAATCGTTTAGACCCCAAGACATGGAAAGCACATCGGCTTGTAATGTTCCTGTTGCATAGTCCACTGCTGCAAGTAAATCACTAACCAAATCCGATTTGGCTTCTACTACCCAAATATTTGCATTAGGATTCATAGTGCAGACCATTTGAACATCCAAACATTCTTCTTGTGCCCAACCAGCATTAAATGATGCACCAGGCATCGTATAAACGTTTACTTTTGGTGGTGTAGAATTAGGACCAAAATTAATATTATTTTGCCAATATGTTTTCAAATCAGCTAAAAGTCCAGGATAAGTAAACGCAATAATTATCGCTATTTTTACTTGTTTTTTACCAGCCGTTACTGGAACTGCAGTTACATTATACAAACTTAGTAATTGTGAACCATTGAACATTTGAGGTGGGAAAGAAGGGTTTAAATTTGCATTTGTTGCGAAAGGATGAATATACGTATATGGGCTTGCAAAAGTTTTCATAAGTGGTTCCACAGGACCATTTGTTAATAAATTGGTTGGAGCACCAACATTATATAGCTTGAAAAAAATATCGTAGCGTTCGGGCATTGCAATATATATACTGTATATATATTGTATAAATATTATAAAGATAATGATTGTTTCATTATTTCAGAAGCATACAAAAAACATGCTCTTTTATGTATTTGAATCGCTATATCTTTCTCTCTAAATCCATTAACATGAGACCATTTACCCGGGGTTTTTGTTTTATAATGACGGAAAAACCAAAGAATATTATCAAGAGTATCTGCTGGTAGTTTATTTAAATCATCTATTGTTGCATAATCTTCTTCCAAAACACAAAGGATTTTTTCATCCATTCCTTTCTCATCGCTCATTATTAATACACCCACAATAAATGCTTCATACTTTTTATCTTTCTCTATTTTTTTATCTGTAATAATAAGAGCATCCAATTCATCACCATCTAAAGCTAATGTGTTTGTAATGTATCCGTAACAATAAGGATAATAATATGGATAGGGTAACACACGGTCAAGTTCTAATGTGTTTGTCTCTTTATTAAATTCATATTTCTGATTACTGTCTTTTTCAATCTCAATGTAAACTGTAACCTTGCGGTCCATTTTATTATATAAACTACTATTTTAATTATATTTACTAAACGTGTATTTTACAAAAACAAAGGGGTTAAAAATATATTATGTTTTATATATACGAAGTAATGTTCTTTAAATTATTATTGTTCGTAGTGTTTTGCGGCCAATCTATCTGCTATGTACCACAATTAGCATGTTCTAATTTAACATTTGGTAAATGTTTAAATAAAAACTATTGTGGAATACTAGATACTGGCGCACACTCATGTTTACCTTGTCCTGCTGGTAAACTATGTCCAGGTGATGGATATATTTACCATGCACCACAACTAAACAAAAAATATTTAGAATCATCAAACGGCTCGTATATTGTTTCCAATGTAAACCATGATGTTCGGAAATTAAAAAGATTTAAACGATTCGTAAAAATAGTAAAGGTGGGATTGAAAGTAGCGGCGATTGCGAAAACAGGAGGAGTAGCTGGTTTAAAAAAGGCTGCTGCTGCAAAGGTTAAACAGATGGCAATAAGAAAGGGAATACAATGTTTGAAAAATGGTCTGAGTAATTTTTGTAATGGTAAGAAAAAAGGTGGTGTTGTAAAAAAGATTAAACCAAAGGTTGCTGGCGCTGTACCCAAGGTTGCTGGCGCTGTACCCAAGGTTGCTGGCGCTATTAATAAAGGTCAGTCTAAGGTACTTCGCAGACAACCCGTCGCTAAAAACCAACCATCAATAATAAAAACAAAGACTAAACAAGTAAAAACAACAAAACCTAAACCAGGACCACTTACAAAAAGTAAGAGAAAATCAAAATTAGCTAAGCCAACCGTAGTTAAACCAACTGTAGTTGTGCCAAAATGCAGTAATATATTTGATACCATAGCAGATAAAGTAAACAATGTTACTAGAAATGTTGCTAATAATGCTGTGAATAAAGGTAGAGATTGGTTAAAGAAGAATGTGGGAGGAAATAGTCCAAATTGTGTTAAAATTGAAGGTAAAGGAGGTGTTGCCAAGCGTCCAACTAGCTTAAGGGGTCCTAAACCTTCACCTAGCAATTCTAATGATGACAAACCAACTAATCCAGGTTCTGATGATACACCATCTGCCCCTGTTCTTGTTAGAAGGGGTTCAAAACCTGTAAAACAAACCAGACCTGTGAATACAGATGATTCAACACCTGTTCGCACAAAGACTAAACCTGGAAAAGCGTCAAACAATAATTCACCCAGACCTGTTCGTCAAAGACCAATTTCTGTTTCTGATGACACACCCCCTACTATGAGACCTCTTCATGCAAGAGCCAATCCTAGAACAAAGGCTCCCGTAAGTGATGATTTTGTTCCTACCGGAATACCGGTTAGGAGTAAAAGACCTACTCGCACAAGACAAATTATTCGGACAAGAACAAATGCACCAGTAAGTGATGATATTGTTCCTACTAGAAGACCAGTTAGAACTAGAAGACCAATTAGAACTAGAAGACCAATTAGAACAAGAAGACCAATTAGAAATAGAAGACCAATTAGAAATAGAAGACCAATTAGGAACAGAAGACCTATTAGAACTAGAAGACCAATTAGAACTAGAAGACCAATTAGAACTAGAAGACCAACTAGAACGCCAATTATTGGTCCAACTGTAAGACCCAGTATACGCCCTACTGTAAGACCCAGTACAAGGCCTACGACTAGACCTACTGCAGGGCCTACGACTAGACCTACTGCAAGGCCTACGACTAGACCCAGTGCAAGGCCTACGACTAGACCAACTGTCCGGCCTACTGTTAGACCCAGTACACGCCCTACAGTTAGACCAACTGTTTTGCCAACCAAACAACCAGTGTTGGCTACAATACAATCACCAACAATGATACCAGTTAGTTGGTCTATGTTCTCTAGCGCGCCAACTATATTAACTAATATACCTCCTACTCGTTTTCCAACAACATCATTATTTAATTTAGTTACTGGATTTCCGACTTCTGCCCGTCCAATTTCAAAACCAACTCAGTCACCTACTGTATTAACATCAATGCCTATTTTGCGCACAGATTCTCCAACAGTACGACCAACTATTATACCAACAGTACAAGCTACAATGCCTCCGTCTGCAAATCCAACAATTATGCCAACTCAAATACCATCAACAATATCTCCTAGTCAATCAACTGTTGGATTAAACAGCGCGTCAGCCTCTAATCAAACATCTGGTTCTACAACAACTATTGCATCAATTGTCGTAGGCATAGTTGTCCTTTTAGTTATGATTGGACTAGTAGTATGTTGCATTAATAAAAAATCAGGAAAGATGTCGCCTTATGAATTATGGTCTACACATTATTCTGAAAAGAAAACAAATCCCTTAAGTATTAATCCCAAAGAAGAAAATGAAGATATACATCATTTTTACAGTAAAAGACCAAGATTATCTATTAATCCTAATCCGGTATTTACTCCGCATCTTTCTTCTAATCCGTCATACCGAAATTCAGAGCTAGGTGGACAATTAGGTTCCCAAAGGAATTCAATAAGAATGTCTCTTCCAAATAAGAGACTACCGCAACAAAATTATGTATTATAATTTTTTATAAGACAATGCATAATTTATGGAATTATAATCACATGAAGGGCGGGGAGGGGGTAAGGGGGTTTCCGAAGGCTCCGGGGGTTCCCCCTAGATTACCAGAAATATCATTATAAATAATAGGGAATTCAAATGTATATGTTAGATTTTGAGATATATCTGTTTCAGTATAATATTGGTTAATAATACTCATCAAACTATTTGATATCCTGTTGCGAAGATTATTCTGCAATTCTTCATCAGTTAAAGATTGGTTATTTTGTTGTGGTTGAGTTGTTTCGGTTGTAGAATTATCACGAATATCATATCTACAAACAGGACATCTCACATTTCCTTGAAACCAATTATTAATGGCATCTCTGCGGAATGTGTGCCCGCAATGTCTTATTTTACACACATTCTCACCTTCTTGAAAGTCTTCTAAAGTAATAGGACATCTAGTGTTTGTATTATTTTCTGAGTCGCCTGCTGAATAATCATAATTTGTTGTTGCCGTATCAATCTGTTCATTCGTTGGTCTAACTATTACATTTTCATTGAATGTATTTATTGGAGTTGCTGGTCTGTTAATGCGGTTTACGTATGGTAAAAATGTATAATAAAAAAGGTCATTTTCATTACGTCTTTCATTAACGGGATTAGTTCTAGTATTAGAATTACTTACCAATAAATACGCTATCTGTAGAATTAATCTCATATTGTCTTGATATTCTCTCATATTTGTGTTATATAAATATAGAAATTCTCTAAGAAAGGCAATTATTTCTGTATTGTCATTAGTTCTTCTTGTACGCGCATTTGTGTTTCTATTTCTGGTATTAATCTGTATTCTATTTATTTCTTGGAGTAATCTTTGCAATTCATCTTGTGCCTCATTAAAACCATTTAACCCATTATCCATCTTCCTGAATAATATAAAGATAATTATCTATATATACTTAATTAATATAAATTAAAACTATGGACTTATCAAAATACAAGGACAAGGGGAAGATAGGGTTAGAAAACCTGGGTAATACCTGTTTTTTAAATTCCTGTATGCAGGTTTTAAATCATACCTATGAATTAAATGATTTTTTGGATTCTGAGAAACATAAACGCACGTTTAAAGAAAGTCTACCAGATGCAAGTATATTGATTGAATGGGATGATTTACGCAAGGTTATGTGGAGCGGTAATGGTATTGTTAGTCCAAATCGGTTTGTTCATAATGTTCATAAGATTGCTAGCATTAAAGGGCGCGATATATTTACTGGTTGGGCACAAAACGATATGTCTGAATTTTTATTGTTTTTTATGGATTGTCTGCATAATAGCATTTCAAGAGGCGTAAATATGAAAGTGTCAGGGAATCCTGAGAACAATGTTGATAATTTGGCAATAGCCTCGTACAATATGTTAAAAACTACATATTCAAAGGAATATTCTGAGATTATGGACATGTTTTATGGAATATATGTTTCCGAAATTATATCTATGAATGGCTTAGTTCAATATGTAATTAAACCTGAAAGTTTTTTTATATTAGACCTACCTATTATGGAGCCTGGTAAATTAGCCGGTAATATTTATGACTGTTTAAACTTTTATATTAAACCTGAGATTTTAGAAGGTGATAATGCATGGTTTAATGAAAAGACCAATACAAAAGAGGACATTAAGAAACAAATTTCGTTTTTTAGTTTCCCAAAAGTATTGGTTATAACATTAAAAAGATTTAGTCCAGACGGTCAACATAAACTAAATTCATTAGTAAAATTCCCTTTAGAAAATCTAGACCTATCACCTTACGTGCGTGGTTATAATAAAGACTCTTATAAATATGATTTGTATGGAGTTTGTAACCATATGGGCGGAGTAATGGGTGGACACTATACTGCATTTGTTCGCAATTCAGAGAATCAATGGCTACATTTCAATGATAGGAATGTAGACGTTGTGCAAAATCCAGATTCAATTATTGCTCCAATGGCATACTGTTTATTTTATCGTAAAAAAAATAACTTGGTATAATATAATAAACATAATATGGATAGTCAATTAATACCTCCTAATTATAATGTAAATGAAAACTTTGATACAGACCCAAATAAACCATACGATGTATATGACGACCCAAATACTTTTGAAGGATTTTTTTATGCTATTTTTAACAAGTCCAATATAATTATGATTTTATGGTTTTTAGCAATATATTTTGTCGCATATTATTTGTTAGGTTTTATGTTTAATAAAACTGCACCAGTTGTTAATTATTCACTAAACGTTAGCAGAACAATTGATATTATAGCATTATTATGTGTTCTAATAACACTATTTGCGTATGGGTCAATGTCACAAAACGAACAAATAAAATACGCAGAAGATGCTGGAGATTATTTTAAAAAGGATATGACTTCGTTCGGTGCAATTATAATTCAAATGATAAGTCTTACAATGTTTTATGTTATTGTCTACATATTTAGAGTACCCATGGAGAGGGATGTTAAACCCATAACAGTTTCTGTTATTGAAACATTTATGTGGTTATATTTAATAGTTCAAATTTTTTCTGTGTTTTTTAAATATGTATTAGGCGCTTCAATGTATGATGTTCTTGCTAATTATTATGATTGGGATAAATTACCTGATTATGCTCCAAATCCTCCAAAACCAGTGACTATTTCTTCTCCTACTGGTAATGTGAAAATTTCAGGTAATGTTAGTGTAGTTGGAAACGTATCATTATCTCAACCTGTGCAAAAGGACGAGGTATTTAATATTTCAAATAACTTATATACTTACGATGACGCACAGGCTATTTGCAAAGCATATGGCGCTAAGTTAGCAAATTATGACCAGATAGAAGATTCATATAAGAAAGGAGCTGAATGGTGTAATTATGGTTGGTCAGCAAATCAAATGGCATTCTTTCCTACACAAAAGTCAACGTGGTCTGCTTTACAAGAAACAGATAATAATAAAAATGATTGTGGTCGTCCAGGTGTGAATGGTGGATTTTTCGCTAACCCCTATCTTAAATTTGGTGTTAACTGCTTCGGAAAAAAACCTAAGGCAACTGACGATGAGCTTGCTCGTATGCAAGAATTAAATAATAAAGTATATCCTAAGAAACCCAAAGATTCTATTATTGATAGAAAAGTTGAATTCTGGAAGGAGAATGCCAACAAATTATTAGTATTGAATTCTTTCAATAAGAATGAATGGTCAGAATTTTAATAGGGGGAACCACCGGTTCCTCAATGTCGCTTCGCGACATAAGGTTGAAACCACTACGTGGTTTCTGACCCCCTTACCCCCTCCCTGTCCTTCGGGGAAGATTATAATTACTTGCCTTTTCCATCATAAGATTTTTTCATGGAAAAAGCTGTTATAATTGTTCTTTGATTCCGAAGGATAAAGCTTAGCGGTAGATAAAACTGAGCGGTGTATAATGCTGAACTTATATTACAAAAATGTGTAATATAAATTTACTTAGGCTTTCTTTGTCTTAGCGTTTTTAGGCTTATAGTATTTCTTTCTTGTTCCTGAATAAGGTTTTACAGAAGATACTGAACCTAATAATTTATCAAATAGATTGTCGTCAATAATTGCAAATTTATTAAATTTATGTCCAATATTGTCGTGTGATAAAACACTAGGCTCTAAATATAACCCAGCTGGTATTCCCAACTCATCAAACCGACTAGTTCCACCCTCTATTGAACCTCCTAAAATCATGCGTTTATTATTTTCCTTTGTTAAATGTTGGCGCATTGGGAAAACAGCCGAAACGATATCATTATTCGCATCCTTTATAAATTCATATTCAGATATAAATGAACTTGCAATATTTTCCATTATATATATTTATGTGTGATTTATTTATGGTATGTTCTCTTTATTTCTGGTGAAGTTGTTATTTCACGGTTTTCTTTTAAATATTGCACCACATATTCTAATTGTTCCTTATCTTGAATAATATTCGCCAATGTTTTTTCTATATATCCAAACGTTAGTGGTGAATACTCCTTTTTATCAAAAAGCCTTATTTCTCCATCACTCAATTTAATTTTTTCGTTATTTGTTTCCGACATATACGTTGTTATTTTTTCAGATAGCTCATGTTTCATATCGCGCATTTTTCTTGTTTTCTCATTTACTATTTTGAGTTGACTATCTAAGGTCGCCCATTTCTTAACATCTTCAATAAATTGTGCCTTTGGATTTACTGTAATTTCATTGCTCATAATATATAGTGTAAATATATAGTGTAAATATATAATGAATAAATTTAGAAAACACATTACTAAAAAGAGAAAGTTATTGAATAAAAGAAAGCGTATTCATCGTAGGACTATTAAGAAAACTAAGGGTGGCATGGACCTTTATAAAGCATTCGTTGGTTTGTTAATATTGGCAAACGGAACTCAAGCTTTTCAAAATAGACCCCATGTTGGCCAGGGAATAAAGACAAAGCCAGTATTGCCACCACCTCCCAGAGGACCAACTGTGCTACATTTAAGAACTGATGATTCATCGGGTCACCCTAAACAACTTACTGAACAACAATTAGAAAAAATCGCAGAAGAAAATATTGGAAATAAAATAAAGCAAGATGCCGTAGAAACTTACGTTACAGCTAAAACTAAAGAACTATTAGGGGAAGGAGCAAATACGTTGTTTGCTCGGCCTGTAGAAGAAATTGTTAACGACATTAAAGACGGAAAAAACAATCAAGAGACAGAAGAATTAATTAAAGCAGTAAGGCAACAAATTGGATAGGTATTTATATTTATAAGGGTAAATATAAATATAAATAAATATAAATAAATCTAACGTCTGCCTCTGCGGCTTCCGCGTCTGCGATGGCGACGAGACTTTCTCATTGAGAAACGAGGAAATCCGGGCAATCTGCGCTTAGCAATGAGGTTTCTTGTGTAAATCAAAGCAGCAGGAACAGCCACATCAGTGATAATTCCACCACCATTGTATTGAGCAGGAGCCAAGTCACCCCCACCAGTAACTAAAGCAGGGGATAAAGGTGCACCACCCTTAACTACTGCAGGCACAACAACTGAACCATTGCTCATAGCAATAGTATGGTTTGTGGCACTAACAGGGTGTTGTTGTCCAATTCCACCATATGTGCTTATAGCATGGTCAGCAGCTCCATCGCCAC